GAAATGAATAATGCTTTTGAATTTGGTTTATCTAGTGTGGGTCTTAGTGCTACATTGAAAGCATCTTTGCCATCTGCTAGTGCGGCTTCATCGAATATAATAAGATCGTAAGAGCGGCCAACACAAGAGTCAACTTGGTTTACAGAACCCATTCTTACGGTAGAGCCATTGGATATTTCAATAACCTTATCTTTTGCATTGTCCTTCGTTACTTCTAGATCAAAGTGTTTAATTAACGTTCTTTGCAAATCAAACGAGATTTGAGAAAGAGCATAGTTAGGGGACATGATAAGAATGTTAGAGCCTGGTACTAAGGATACCAGTTGTCCGATAATATTAGCAATATAAGTCTTTCCCTGTCGACGGGATACAGCTGCACAAACAAACCTGTACTTAGGATTATTGATTGCATTAATAATTGCTACCTGTGAGGGTAAGGGTGTAACTTTTAGAAGTGCTAAGTAGGGGTCTATTGGAAGCTTTATGAACTTGGCCTCCGCCCCTAACTCAGCTATCTCAGTAGAGACGATATCCCTACGACTTATTTCTATTGCCATAAATTTCTTCTTGTTATTAGTTATTGACCGTCGCCAGTTGATCTAGTATATAGACCGAACCAGGCTGCTCCAGCACCTACAACAGTACTTATAAGTCCTGCTTGAGATAGCTCAGGCTTATCAAGTTCCATAAACCAAATTGTAGAATAGTAAAGTAGAACCATGTACACAGTGATAAATGCTCGAGGAAATATACGCCATGCGTCTATAGTCTTTGCTGCATGTACCCACTTCTGCCACGGGTTGATAGAGGACTCTTCTTTAAGTTCTCGTATCTCGTCTTTAAGCTTTGAGTTTTCATGAAGTATTGCCATGAACCTATCCAGGTCAACCTCAACCTCGTTGCGGTCAAAGTCACCTTGAAAATGTCTACCTGGGTCTACCATTTAACTTTATTTGCCCAATATGCTGCGGACATCTTACCTTTAGCGATATTCTTAGCGTGACGGGCTTTGAAAGACTTGCGTTTTGCTTTCATAGCTGCCGATTCTCCAGCTTTAGGTTTTCCTGCAGTGCTGGCTCCTTGTTGTCCAAAACGAATTGTTTTAGTCTTAGTACCAACTTTGGCTACAACAATATGCGATTTCTTTTTATGTCCGGGGGTGCGTTTGGGTTTATTGTACCCCGAAACTCCAGCGCGCTTTAACTTACTACTCTTCGTCGCCTTCTTCCTCTTTGTCGCCATCGTAATACTCCTCTTCACACTCGCAAGGATCGCAATCGCAATCGTCGCATACATCATTAAGACCTAAAGATTCTAGTGCTTCTTCTTCAGTATTAAACTTGTGAAGTTTTCCTTCCGCATCTCTGTAACACCAACTACCGCGCTTCTGATATATATCCACTATTTCTTTCCTCTTCGGCGCTTATTTCCAGCGGCTCTTTGACCTCGTTTAGGTAGCTTTACTTTTGGCTTCTTCTTCATAACTTTTCTCCTATACCGGACCTAGAGTAGTTAGTGTTACCACTAATCCTGCTAGGAATACTATAATTATTCCACCCATAGACAATAATCTGCTGTCTATGCGTTGAAGACCTTGTTCAATATATTCAAGCCTGGAAAAGGTTGTTTTCCATCGCTCTCCGTTTTGAACCTCTAGTGTATTGAATTCGCGCTCAAGATTAGCAACCTGTCTTGACGTTTCCAAGAACTGGGCCATGTATACTTTGTTATCCTCCCTCCGGTCCATTGAGTAGTTTCTCCATAAGCTTACCATAGTTACCTTGTCCGAAAGGTACAGACTCATTGAGCTGTATATTCGTCTGGTTCTTGATATTGCTTCCTTCTGCTTTAAGCAAGTCTGCTTGAGCTTTAATTTCATCCATGCGCATCTTGTGCGCCATTAACAAGAGGTCTGCTAGGTCTTTACTAGAGTATACGCCAGTGTCCTTAGCTTCTTCTAGTTTAGACGCAATCATCTCATCTAATAAGGAACCGATATTATTTTTATTGCGGTAGCCCATATCTAAGTATACTGTATCAATATACTTTTTCACTTCACGCTTATTAAGGACTTCAACTACCTGTGTTTCTGATACTTGAAGATATTCGCACACGCCACGAATATTGCCATACTGGAGGTAGCTGTTGGCTATCTCTAGTCCTTCGGGGGATATTGTAGTTAATTCTTTTGCCATGTTACAGATTATACTTAAATAGAGATAGGTTGTCAAGGTTTATTTTTGCGAGGTCCCAACATACTATGCAGGCTTCTCAGGCATAATTACATCTGTCCACGTAGTAGACCCAACATACTGTGTAGGCAGGTCTCGTAGCTCTTGTCTATAAGTTGCCCATTCTGACTTCTTTGATTCGGAAAGAGCGTTATCTGGTAATTGTGTCCAGTCACTGTCATTAAGGGATATAGTTCTCCAACGTCTGATTGTCAAAGCTGTATTAGTGATTTGTAGTTCTTTTAGCTCTAGATTTTCTACCCAACCAGCTGATCCTCTCCACTCTGACCATAATTGGTCTTCTGGACCTCTTGGAGGTATTTCTGCCCACTCACTGCCTGTCCAGTATTCTGAAAACTCATGTTTAGCAGAATCTGCTTCGATAGCAAGGTTTCCGTTTTCGTCTGTTCCAAAAACTATTTCAGGGTTTATTACCTCTCCTTCATCATTAAAAAGATAAGGAGACAACTTCCCACTTTGTATAATTTTACCTTCTGCATTTACTACGATTCTATATGTCATTTTTGTTTTCCTATGGTATGTCCCAAGTATAAGGCTCTGTTTCCCCAAAATCTGCGATTGCGTATAGTTGAGGGCTAGTAAAAGTTGATTGTATACCGCTGGCTGGCATACCGAGATGATTGGTGCCACTCGGACTAGAAGCAAAGTATAATAGAGGTGTTGACTTAGTAGTATTCACGTATTGATTGGCCATGAATTGATACATATTATACGAAAGGCTAATTTTATAGTTTCCTTCCCATCTGTACATATAACTATAGAAGTGTTGGGCGTCATAGCCGCTATTTGACGCGGAGTTATAAACCCGAGTGTTAATAGTCGATCCTCTTGCTGTTGGTGTCATTCTACAATAATTCTTATAAGGGTATGCGGTCTCGCCTTGTCCGAATACTGCGTACCCTATTATCATAACTATAGAATCAATGTGTGAAGGAGGCCCCCACGTATATGCAGTTCCAGTTCCACTGCCGGCATTTAGTACATTAATAATTGAGCCTTGAGAGTAGTTGGTACTACTAGTTCCACACATTGCGTTCCAGTCTGTATTACCGACTGTTTCAATTTGATATCGTGCGCCGGTAGTAATTTGACTTGCAGTTTTAAGGACATATGTTTTCCAATCCGGGATAGTTCCACTAGGAGAAGACTTAACTTCTTTATCAACTACCTTAGTAGCACGAGCTAGGCTGGAGTATACGATATGTTGTGCTGAATTACTAAGGCTATGGAATTTTTGCCCAGTAGTGGTATAAGCTTCTACACCGTGAGTTTTATTACTAGAGTCTACATATTTATCACTCGTAGTGCTTGGTATCATGCCCCAGTCTGGACCAGGCAAGGTAATTTTATATTCCCAATTAGTAGTAGTCCTCTGGTCAGTAAATATCCGAAACGACCTGTTAAATCTAGAAGTTCCATATAGCCAACTACCTCGGGGCGGTACACCCTGAACATCGGTAGGCGTCGTACTATCAAAGTCGTAGCTGCCTCCCATACCGCGACTATCGTTCAACATAAGAAACTCGTAGCCAAAGCCAAACGCTTCCATTTGATCGGGGTTCCACCAGTTATTTGAAGTTAGTATACCAAAATGCCAAGGCTGAGGAACGGTATTGTTACTCTGCGGGCGAACCCAAATCTCAGGACTTAGTTCTTTCATCTGCTCAGCCTGAACTTGAATAACAGTATTATTGGTAGTGCGAAGAGAGTTACAGCTTACTCCCGCGCGCATCTTCCATACAGTATATGCGTACGTATAATTATAGGTGCCGTTACTGTTTTTAATAACATTGAAAACGTGCGGATAATGAAAGTAGGCCGTTTCATATGTGTTCCATATAGCTCGTTTGCTTACTAGGCTACTGAGTTGACCGGCATTATAGGGAGTAATGATATGTTCTAAGCCTAAATATCCAGCGCCTGTTCCACTCAGTGTTGGAGGGTAAGCGTAAGATGAATAATATTCCCCCCAGTAGGGCCCCTCCTGAGTAGGAGGACCTCCATAGAACTCTAAAGGGCTATGAGGATAATATGCCATTCGGCCTAGCGTGCCTGAGCCAATTTGAGCAGCTGATGGAGCAGCAGCAAGGTAGTTTCTTGTAGTTACAGTCGTTATAGTGCCGTGACTTACAGCATTTGCAGAACCAAAGCAATAATCTGGAATAACTATAGGAGCACTAACACCTCCGCCACCAGACCCATAGGGTTTATCTGGCTGATTGACTGTTTGGGCAGTACCCTTTTTAACAACCATCTGGACAGGGTTATTGCTATTGAATATAGTTTTACCATTAGTGTCATCTACTTGTATTCCATAAGCCATTATCTAGTATTCCTTATTGTGATAGAGTTTTACCGACACTGTATATATTCCAGGTTTGTGTTTCTTTGGCATTAGATGCTTCAGTAGTATTAGCAAAAGCACCGTTATTATTAGTTGGATAAACGCCATTCCATTGAACAATAAAAAGCCCTAAGTTACGGCTAGCTTCAGGAGTAGCAGCAGCATTACCAGTGTATAGATAAAATGTAAAGGTATGGTCTCTTGAGGTACTAGGCCAGCCCCAGTCGTATGTTCCACTGAGGGGGTCCCTTAGTGTGATATAGTTGTTACTAAAGTCATTTGCACTGTTGCAGCCTAGTACGTAAATAAAAGCAGTATTCGGATAACTGGCCCCCCATGAAGAGCCGCCGGCAGACACTAAGGGGTATAAGGTTATTGTTTCTTCTGTTATAACCTGGTGTATTAGGCTCGTTCCCAGACTACTATCTACAAGTACGTTGCCTGCAGCGTCAAGTTGTTGAAATCCATAAGCCATTTTTTTCCCTCCTTAATTTTTACCAATTATACTGTACTGGGGGAAATTTGTCAAGACTTTTTTTCGAGTTGGTATAACACCTTTTAAGGTTTTGTGAATTTTATAAAGTTGTACGTGCGGGGGAGCCTGCGCGCGCGGCATATAACAAAGTCTTATAACCGCCCCCCTGGTTATGCTTTTTTAATCTAAGAAAAGGCTTGACAAATTTGAATATCTATGAGATAATAGCTACATCAACTTAGAGAAGGAAAGAAAAAATGTGTTTAGAAGAAGCAGAAGCATTGGGAGCCGACTTAGAAGGCTTACTACCCCGACACGGGGAAGAGCTAGAGCGTTGGAATAGAGCTAGATTTCGAGAACAGGCTTGCCGTCCTGAATATGCGAGCGAAGAAAAAGCTTGACATATTCAGATGCCTCCGGCATAATAGCTACATCAACTTAGAGAAGGAAGGAA